AAGAGCGAGCTTGTCCGTAAGGAGAGATGAATCGTCGCCTCCCTCCTCTTCGGCTCCAAACAATTTGTCTAAGAGATTGACCTCAGGCACGCCCAGAGTGGTCAACCATTCCTGTGCGCCTTCCCATGCAGCCACCAGTGGCGCGAGAATCGGATTCTCTTCCGCTTCAGCGTCACCCATCATTACGTCTATGAGCCCAGGCTTGCCCGCTTGCTGCTCCTCGACCCAGGCAAGCCCGGCATCTATGGCGCTACCTATGGCCCCCCCGATTGTGGTCTCCTCGAGACCGGCCGCCAGAGCGTCGATAAACGAAGTTGCGACCCCTTGCCCGCCAGATCGCGCTTGCTCATAGGTCGTATTGAAGGCTTCAGTAATGTCCGGCCAGTTGACGACTACATCTATGGCAATGTAAGACAATGCAAACAAGGCGAGCAGCGGCGCGTGTACGGCCCACAACCCTGCCGCAGCCGCAAAGAATCCCGGCGCGGAGCTTATGGCCCAGGTCGCCAACCCGGCGAGGCCGAGATTCACCAGGCCGATGTTCTCAGAGATCCAGGTGAGCCCGCCGAGAAGCCCTTGAACGGCTGCTGAAATAGCATCTATGGCCCCCGGCAGGCCACCCCCTGCCACCTCGCTGAATTTCAGCAGAGCACCGCCAATGCCTACCGCTGCATCCCATAGGGACTGAAATACAGGTACGGCGAGCTCTATAGCATCGGTAATCTGCTGTTGCCCTTCGGCGCTCTGAGCCCAGGTAGAAAAGGATTCGCCAATATTGCCGATGTAGTCGGCAAGCTGAATAGCATAGGGCATCGCCGCCGATATGATCGCTATGAATCCTTCGACAAAACCGGTTGTCGCCGTCGTAAGATCCGCCATAATCGAGGGCACGCCCTCAAAAATGTTAGAAATGAACCCTTGCGCCGTCTCTCCCGACAACCACTCGAAGAAAGAACCTAAGCTAGCCTGCATCGCCAGAGCAGTAGCAGTGGCCGCCTCTCCCATCATGGGGATGTAACTCTCTGCTACATCCATCGCCGCCATGCCTATATCTGCTATGACCAAGGAGGCCGGTCCTAATGCGGTTACAGCCTGTGCCCCCAACTCCGACCACCTGGCCTGCAGAACCTCCATCGCGGCACCACCGTCATAGAGCCCTTCGGCCAAGACGTAGGCAGCCCCAGCCAGGAGTCCCAAACCAACCCCGGCGGCCGCCCCCAGGCCGCTTATAGCCGCGATCCCCCCCAGCAGGGGCACGGTGGCCGACGCAGCAGCCACAACAGCCGGCACGAGCAGGGTGAACCCGGCCCCCATGCGGGCGAGCATGGTGTCCATCGCCGTGCCCACAGTGGCACCCTCATCGGCGGCGGCGTTGAAAGCGAGAATCCCCGCCGTGGCTGCCCCGCCGTCGAAATCAGCGTTGACAGTCATCGTAGTATCGCCAGAGGCGGCCGCCCGGAACGCCGACACTTCGGAGCCCGCCCCCGCGAGACCTCGGGTGTCCGCGTCAACGGTAAACGTCGCGCCGTTGGAGGCATCCGAGCGCAAGCTAGAGAAGTAACTACGAACACTAGATAGCCCGGATTGATCCGCTCCTATGCGGAAGGTAGCTCCGGTATTGGCGTCTTGACGCAAACCAGAAAGAGTGTTTTTAACACCCGAGAGGCCGCTTTGGTCAGCACGAATGTTAAAGTCCGCGCCCTTCTTCGCGTCGGTCTGAGCACCTTGAATAGACTTACTCAACTTGCCCATAGCCGCGGCACCCTGGACAGCAGACTTGTCCGACGACGTACCGATCTTGCCTATCTCGGACTCGAACTTCTTGGCTTCGGCAGCGCCGGCCTTGAAGCCACGAGACATAGGCGAGGTGTTAACGTCGAGAACGACTGTTAAGCGGTCGAGTTCCGGCAAATTAACTCACCTCCTCTCATGGCCTGTGCTCACGCAGCTTCTTGGGAACGGGCAGACGTGCGGCACGCTTTTGCATCTCGCGCTGCTGTTCTTCGATATCCTGGGGCGTGGTTCTCTTCTTCAACCGCTCTTCTTCTTGCTTCTTGCGGTCGAAAACGTCGGTCGCCTTGATCTTGCGCTGTTTGTTAGAAGTGCGGTTACTGTTCACGATCCAGGCGGTGTTATGGGCGAGTATTTCGCGCTGGTCGTCTAGGCGGGACTGATATCCTTGGATAATGAGCCCTGTCTCAATGTAATCCTGCTCATCCCAGAACTCGTTAGGCGCTATCCCAACGTTTACTGCTTCCTCTAGGAAGCTCTCCCAGCTTCCGTAAGGGGTCCGGAATCCTTGGGCTTCTTCTCTTTCCCCGGCGGCGGATCTTTTGGGCCCTCATCCGGGGGGGTCTCCTCATTCAGTGGGGTATCGATAACACGACCCTGGTCGTCGTACTCCTCGCCTTCATCCTCATCGTCTGGGATCTCGTCACCTGTTTGGACTTTCTCGATCTCTTCGCGGATCTCCGCCTTCGTGCGCCGCGAGTAGGCAGCTATCAGCGACAGCGAGAGGTCTTCCATAGCCTCTACCTCTTCAGCCTGATCCATGATCGTATCCACCAGGGCGGTGCTACGAACTTGCCGAGAGTGGAACATCCGGGTGGCGCCCCAGAGCATTGCAGAGAGCAGCGTAGGGCCTACCTTGCCGGTGGCGAGGGCGAAGTCGATCTCGGGCTGAGACATTCCGGCTTCTGATTCGAGAGCCTTGCGCCCTGCGTTGTTGAACTTGAGCCGGTAGCGTTTAGTCGGCCCGTCGTCAAGGGCCGGCAAGTCGAACGTAACCTCGCCTCGTGTGTCGTTGCTCATGCTTCTCCTTCGTGCCTGGATTAATGCCCGCCCCCGATCCAGGTGACAGAGGCGGGCGTCTAGGTAGTTGGTAGGTTTGGTGTTAGGCGACCAGCGTAAGCGGCTCGTTAAGATTGATGGTCAACTCGAACGTTACCGCGGCCTCCTGCTCGCCAGCCTTGGAGAACGTGAGGATGTAGCCTTCCGCCTCGTACACATCGTCTTCAGAGCCGTCTACGTTCGCACCCGGGAACGTCGAGACCTCCTGAACGAAGACCGGGAGACGGTTCTGGTAAGAGTTGCGTAGAGCAGCGTGGGTCGCGTCATTGGTGCCGGGCTTCAGAGCCAGCAGCGAGAGGGTAATGGTCCCCGCCTCACGTCCGGGCAGGGTCATGGAGTGGTCGGTGCCCTTGTGGGACACGTCGATGGCGCCGCGCTCGGACTCGTGGGAGTAATTCGTCTGGTAGGCGACCTGCTGGTAATCAGGTGCGCCCTCGGTACCGACATTTACGGTCAGATAAATGTCATTACCAATCATCGCATTGGTTGATGCCATAATGGACTTGCTCCTTTCCTATTGGGTTCGGGGCAAGCTCGGGGCCGGTCTCTTGGTCGGGTCTCGGCTCCGAGCTCTAGTTGCTGCAAAGAAAAAGCGCCCCCAGAAAAGGGACGCTCGTGGACTTCTGTATGGTTGGTGTTAGGGCATCTTGAGAACGGCAGCGGAGACCTCGCCGGGCGTGGCGTCGATGTCCACGAAAACCTTGTTCGAGTCGTCTCCAGGCTGGTTGTACAGGCTGGGCGTGAACGGCCCAGCGAGCTTCGTTACTCCGGCGGCTATGGTTACCTCCCGCTCGTCCACGTCAAGATCGTCACGGGTTGCCGGGGTCTGGATAGTGACGGTGTGAGATCCGGCGCCCGTGTTCTTGAGCAGCAGAATCTCCTCTCCGTGATTCACGAAGGACGTTCCGTCGGCGGTCTGTGCGGTACCCGCAGGCAGAACCACCCCCGAATCATCTAGGGTTGTAGGCGCTAATAGGCCCCTCGCCATACTTTCTCCTTCCTCTTGAGGTTGCAAAGAAAAAACGCCCCGAAAGAGGCGCCGAAGTTGCTTTCGATTATTTCGTTTAGGGCATTAGGCCAGCGGCGAAAGCTCCTTTGTAGTTTCAAAGTTACAGACGAAATGAATCCGCCCCGCTTCGTCTGGTGGTAGATCCATCGGCGGCCCCAACGCCTTAATCCGTTCGTAGGTCACGCCCTCAATCACCCCGGAGTACCCCGAAAGCAACTGATAAACCCTCTCGGCCTTGCGGCGTGCGGTAGGGTAGTCCTTAGAGCGAGTAGCAAACTGAAAGCGGGGATACTCCATGATCGCTTCCTGTTGGCCCTTGATGTGGCGTGGCGCCTCACCTCCGTACCCTCGCAAAGCAGTAGCATCGTCGGGGGTAGTAGGGAGAGAGCCTATCTTCGGCCGACCTTCGCCCTGATCTTCCAGGTAGCTTTGTACTTCTTCTAAAAGCATTACACGGCACCACCTCCTGCACGCTGCCCCGGAGTCTTAGGCGTCAGGAATTTCTCGTATTGCTTCCTCTTCGCCTCTTGGAGCAACTGCCAGTCGTCTTCGTCTATCAACCGGGTAGACTGCAGGCGCTTCCACTGTGCCTCATCTATCAGGTATCCGGTAAGGTGAATGCTCCCGCCTGTAGGAAAATAAACTAGCTCGACCTCTATGGTCGTCTCTTCCATGCCGGAGTCCACGATCACCCGGCGCTGGTAAGGTACGATTTCACCGTCCACCTTGAGCATCAGCCCCACACCAGGCTCGTTAACTACCTCTACGAGCTTGCCGTGGATCATTGCGCTACCTGTTTGCTCTCCATTCTCAGCCACGCACACCCTTTCTCGCCGCATCCTTTACCGCATCCTTGTAGCGCGGTTTGTTCTCCATAAACGGCCGCTCTAAGAACTTGTCCCCGGTCCCCGGCGTAGTGTAGTTCTCAATGTCCACCGGGCCATTCTTGCCCATATGATTAAGCCAGCCGCCTTCGTGCTGGGGGATAATGTACGGCAGACCCTCGTAACCAACCTCTACCCCTAGACCGGGGATAAGCCGGAAGAAGGCATGAGCTCGGAGATCACTCTCTCGCATCGGCGCGACCCTTTGGCTCTTGCCCTGGAGGTCGGCGCCGATGCGAGGTAACGTCCTCTTAACTTCCCCCTCGACACGCCCGGGCATGGCCCCCAACTTGGATATAAGCCGGTCCGCTCCGTCAACTCGCAAGGTTAAATTCCTCGACATAGGGTAGGGCCAGGTGCCGACAATTCGGGTGATACGGCGGCAGGTTCCCGAGAGCAGACGGATACTCGGGATGCGTGCCGCTTATCGAATAGATGTTGTTCTCATACGGTGTGCATATGTCGAGGTCGTGGGCGTGCTCTGAAATCTGTACTAGATCAACGCCAACTTCGGCCAGTCGCTCGACGGTTCCTCGAGTGTGCGCCTCTCGCGCAGTCGTGCGTGCCGCCATCTCCGCGTACTTGGACAGATCCCACTCTCGGCCGACCCTATCGGTAAATCCCTTTATGCCCCGGTCCCTTAAATTGTCCTCGACTCGGGCGCTACGTTGCGGGCTCGTCTCACCTTGGATGAGGCCCTGCAGCGTCTCTTCCATCGTCGCCTTACGAAACACGTCGTCTACGCGGCGACCCACGTTGTTTACAGCATCCGTGAGGCGTCCGACAAGCCCCTCAAATAGCGCCCGTGCCGTTGCAAGGTGTGTGCCCCCAAGGCTCCCCGCTGGCTGTCCTGTGCCTTCCTCGGCCCGCTGCGCCCCGGTCCCATAGGCACTCTTCACTACATCCCACGCCGGCCCTGCTGCGTCCGTGCCCACGGCGCGATTCAGGAGCCTACTAAGAATTGCTCTTATCTCTGCCTGGCGCTGGCGCCGATAAGCAGATGTGAAGTCAGCGGCAGTAGAGAATGCCGACGCGAGAGCACGCGTAATCTGTAGCTCGGCTTGTTGAAAAAGAGCAATCAGGCGCAGAATGTCGCGCTCCATTTCAGGGGGCTGGTCCTGCATTTACCTGGTGTCACCGGTATCTGGATCGTAACCACATTCCAGGGCGTGCTCAGTCAGAGCTTGCCCGAGCGCATGAGCATCTTCGGGCACGAGCGGGTAGTTTACAAGCCGCTGCTCATTAACCCCATAGCCCGGACCAATATTCAGACGAACGTAGCGCCGATCATCCTCGGGCGTAATCACCGCCATTGCAAGTGTGCCCTCCAGCTTGATCTCACTACGCTGTAGCTTGCCCTCTGCCATCTGATGCCCCTCTCTATAATCCTGCATCACAATCGGGCCTCGAATCCTATTGCCCTACCTTTGAAAATGATCGGTGTCACCCTCCGAACCTCGGCGTCCTCTACTTCGTAGGTCGAGCCGTCCGGTAGCTCTATTTGACCACTTACAAGGTCTCCCAACTGGAGCCTATCTACGGTCATTAGGTTACTCTCTACCGCAACGTCCTGGCCCATAGCAGACTGCTTGAGGCCATCGTCAGGCTCGAACATGGCCGGGACCTCTACAGGGTCCTCGTAATCGAACTGGTTGTAATCGTTCGGCTCACCACGGCGGCGGATAGTCACAACCTGTTTTAAATGCGTCAGAAGATTCATGTGGTCGCCTCAAAGGTGCTCGTGTCAAAACTACTCGCCACCCCTAGCGTCCAGAATCCGCCCGTGTTCAACTGGTAGGGCACGAGCAGCCGTGCCATCCTAACTTCGTTCTGAGAGGGCTTCGGGTCGGCATACGTCACGGACACCCGGCCCGCACTCTCGCTCTTTACCGCCGGGTCCTCGTCGGTGGATAGCTGAAAGGCTCGCAAGGCAACCCAGTCGAGAACCGGCGGCGGGATCTCCTCGTCGGCATTATCCGTGCCGTCCGGGTTCGTATCGCGGGGGAACTGGAGAGCTTGCGGAGTTACGGTGTCCAGCTTCTCCCCTATAAAGGGACCGGCTGCGTCAAGCTCAGAGGACGCTATATCAGCATCGGCCTTTACTATGACCGCCGTAATGTCGAAACGGTCGAGAAGCCGCGTAGCTATTTCGGTGTTGTCTAAATACGGTGCCACGCGGCCTCCCTAGATGCTTGGATCACCCTTCGTTACTCGGCGCTGTTTACGCCACCCTTTTTACCGGGAACTTCGCCCTGCTCAGCAGCACGCTCAGCCTGGGCCTTAACCCTGACCCACGGGCCGCCCTCTTCGCGCTCCTCGACCGGAATAGCCTCGGTTGTATGCGGGTTGTAGTACGAGTCCCCAAGTCGCCCAGAGTAGTCGCCCCTCTTAGGGCCGGGGCCGAGCGCATCTTCGGGGCCAGTCGGCTCCGTGCGATCACCCTGGAGCATGGGCACGCCCAAGTCGAGAACGTCGTCTCGAGTCGTTACCCCACCAACGGAGTGCGTCAACCCTTCGTCCTGCTGGGTATCGCCCTTCTTTTCGTCCTTAGCCACTTTCGCGGCCTCCTCTCTCTCGAATCCCTGCTAAGAGATTTGTTTAGGCAGCCAGAACTCCGGTAAGCCGGGCCGCAGCCTTGCCACCGAAGATGCCGAGACCACAGAAGAACTCGAGGCGTGTACGGAAGACCGGCTTAGAGTCGATCTCCCCGAGATCCTTGACCTGCACCCCGCCATTCGTGAGCCCGGTAACGGCCTGGTCGGCTTCGTCCTCGCCAAACCGCACGGCGTAGATCGAGGATGCCACGGAGCTAGAGCCCTGTGTTTCGGTCTGGGGAATGATCGCCGTACCATCGGCCTTAGTGCCAATGTCGATCATCGGGATACCGTTATAGGTCTCGATGGGCTTACCAGTAGCTATCTCCTGGTAGGTATCCCAACCCCCGAGCCTACGCGCTGAAGAACGGATCTTGGAGCGCACACCAGCGTTCATATACAGAGCATCCGGCCCGCCCTGTACCGCGGCGATGAGCTCGTCTAGCTTGTCGAAGAAGTCATGGCCGCCGGCAACCGGGCCTAGCCCGTTCGTGGCCGCACCGATAACCTGTGCTCCCGTAAGCCGCTCTTTTAGGCCGTCGAAGCTGTTAGCATCAGCGCCAACATCTCCGTTGATAAAGCCATCTTGGAACTTATAGGCCGCCGCCTTGACCTTCATGCGAGTCTGTATCGCCCGCTGATCGTTGAGGTTGCCTCGAGTCTGGACTATGAACGTATCCACGTCCGCGTCCCCACCAAGGATAACCAAGTTCTCGGTCTTCTGGTTAACCGTGCCCGTGCTCTCCGCGTAGGCGGCGTTCACGGCCCGGAACTCAACGCCCGGAAGGCTGCCCTCTTCGTTGTACGCGAAAGCATTGCCCTCTATGCCCATGAGCGGGATGCGGTCGAGCACCGAAGACTCTATAACGAAAGTCTCCAACACCCCCCGCTGCAAATCATTTTCCGAGAGCTTCGCGCTCTCAACAAGCGTCATCGCCATTTAGTTGTTACTCCTTTGCCCCATAAGCGTGACGCAGCCGACCAATACCGGGAGTTCCGTCGTACCCACCATCTCCATTGCCACTAGCACCACCGTCCGCCGACCCGTCCCCGAACTCACGAGGAAACTCCTGTTTGAGAGCCTTGCGAACTTTCTCTAAGTTCTTAGGCCGGTAGTCGTCGTCGTATTCGACCTCTATAGAGAGATCATTAAGTGATGCGTAGGCAAGGCGTGGGGTAGGTAGCCCGATGGTCTCGATAAAGTTGGACCGTCTGACACGCTCTTTTAGGCTTTCGTTTTCAGTTCTTAGATCATCACGCTCACTAGAGATTGTCGTAAGCTCTTCGCTCTGATTACCCTCTAGCTCTTTGATTCTGCCTTCGGCGGTCTGCGCCCTGGTGCGATAGCCAGCCGACTCTTTACGAAGCGTCTTTACGTAATCTTCGCTAAAGGTCTTGCCGCTATCTTGGCCTTCCTGGCCCTCGGTGCCTTCTTGGCTGCCCTCGGTGCCTTCGGTACCCTCCTGGCCTTCTTGGCCTTCCTGGGTACCTTCCTGGCCTTCCTGTGTATCGTCCACATCTGCCTCCTGGGCATAGAAAAAGCCCCACCTGGGGGCTGTAGAAAACTGCTAGGTTATGGTGCCTGGATTACATCATCGCATCCCCCTACTCCTCCTCTTCCTCGTCGTCATTGAGACTAGCCCCATCGGGCAGGGCCGGAGCCATCGCCATCCGGGCTTCGGCTTCTTTCTTCTTCTCTTCCTCGAAGGCGTCGATCTGTTCTTCCGTGTACCCCTGCTCGAGTAGGATCTGCCGGCGCGAAACGCCCATCTCTTCCTTAATCACAGCCTTCTGCCACTCCTCTAGCTCATTACGGGGCTTCGTATCGGCCCAGTTTGTGTCCAACTCCAAGCCGTCCACCGCAGCCCCGCGAGCGATCCGCATGGCAAAAGCCATAGCGTTAGACCAGCCCTCACCGAACGATATGCTCCGGTCCGTTACCTTCCGGTCTAAGGTCTGCTCTGCGGTTTTCTGGCTCTCTCCGGAGACCATGCCCGAGGGCAACATGAAGTAATGCGGTGGGGTTTGCGTAACCTGGGCCATATCCAGGGACCAACCCTGCTTGACCTTCAGCATCTTCTCTAAATCAGCCGCATTGAACTGCCCGAGCTGCGTACCCTCGCCACCGTTAAGAACCCACACCCGCTCAGGACCGGCTTTGAACGGTGAGATCGGGTTGCCCTTATCGTCCTTCACTACCTCAATATTCAGCGCCCACCGCTGAGGGAAGGATTGAAACTCACCGCCCACCAGCATATCCATGACAGCTTTGTTGAGCCCGTCTTGAACCGGAAGAGCATCCCAAAGCTCAGACTTCCCGAACTCTTGAACGTCAGGAGCATTAGCAAAATGAAACACGGGCACTTGCTTATACTGGTTTACTAGCGGCCACGCTTCTCCGGGTACCACTCGATACCGGAAGTTCTGAGCGTTAAGCTGAGAGCCCATGCTTTGCTTCTTATCCGTCATGTACTTTTCAATACGGTCGGGATAGTAGAGGGTTAGGTAATGGTTCCCATCGCGTTCTTTCCAGAGCTTCGCGGCTCGCACGATAAACCCTACACTCTCGGGATCATACTCTACGCAGACCTCTAAAGGCGTGTTGGGGAACATGGTAGGGAAGCCGGTCTTATCGGGCCACACTACGACGTAGGTGTCACCGCCAGCTATGGCTGTCTGGTGTACCGAGCCCGACCGCCGGATCATGCGGTTACGCTTCCATATATCCCATGCGTCTTGAGAGAACGTCTCATCATCGCCCGCGCTAAAAGACTGGACTTGGAGCCGGTCCGCTAAGGCGTCGGCCACGGCACTACACAGGTTTAAACGGAAGTTCTGAAACAGTTTCTTAAAGATCGTCTCTTCACGCTTGGAGTCGATCATGGGCTTGTGCTTGCCGTTGTAGTAGTCGAGATGCTTACGGTACTCGGGTTGCTTCTTTCCTAGCTCGGAGACGGCCCACTTGATCTCTTCAATTTGTGGTTTAGTGGGCAATCTGTCTCCTCAGAAACTATAAACCGTTGCCTTGCCGCTCTCCGCAGCTCGCAACTCCGCCATGATGTACCGCTCCGCGTCGAGGTAGTGAAATGTTTCTTTGTCTTCGATCTTCTCAGTAGGCTCGCCCTGTTCGTCCAGTTCCCGCGAATAGGTGAGCTTCTGCTCGAGGTACCCCTCAAGATCATCAAAGACCAGGATCTCCCCCCGAGCATGAGCTCCATACACCCGGTCGATACCAACCTCTACGTCCGATATCGGCGGCTCTTTCACGGGCAAACCGCCGGACCGAAACTCGTTACGCCACTGGTCTTCGGACTTCGACCCACCTACGCAGTTCGGAATCATCGGCTCGCCCTCGAGCAACTTCTTTGCATGATCCTTCGCGGTTCGGCCCCCAGCCTTGTACTCACGATAGAGATAGAGCCGATCCGTACCAGGTTCTTCCGCATAGAACATGCCCACGGTGTTGACGCCGCCGAAGTCGAGGCCAAGGTGCCGAGGCCACGAGTCCGGTATAGCAAAGCGGGGAATCTTGTGTTGAGTTTCGTTGAAAGAATCGTAAATCAGTCCTGCGGGCCGGGTAAACAACCCGAGGTAGAACATTGCATACTTCCAGTAGGGAAGATCACGCCTCGCCCGCTCTGCTTCTTCTTTCGGGAACTTCGGGTTCAGGGTAGAGGGGAAATTCACGACCATGTAGTCGGGGTCGCCAGCCTTCCACTTATCCCATACCTTTTGTTTGAGCCATCCGAGGTTGTAGGGCGTGGTCGTTATCAGGACGCGGCCCTGGTGGATAGACAGCCGCCGGAGAATCGCCTCCCAACTCTCTAGCTTAAAGGCTTTCTGGCCGGCTTCGTCCAGCCACACCGCTTTGGCTGTAGCACTCTCCAGGCTCTCAGGATCTTGTGCATGTCCGAAGAAGACCACTGTGGGCTCATACTCCAGGCCGTCCGGCGGATCTCCGAACGTCCGACGCATCCCCTCTTCCGAGAACCGGAACTCGGCAGCACCGGCATGGTAAGTGCCTACCCCTAGAATCGCCTCAAAGTAACGCCGGAACGCCGGGAGAGCCTTACGCGCTAAGAGCTTGTACGTCGGAGAGACCACGAGGTAATCCCCCGGTCCCCGGTTGATAATCTCCTGGTACAACCACGGCGGCCCTAGCATCGTCTTGCCGGACTGCGCCCCAGCTATGCCAGCGTTGAATCGGGCAGTGCTATTCCAGAGCTTTAACTGCCCCTCGTGGAAGTTTAGCCGGAGCTTACGGCCATGAGGTTTCTCCCTCGTCGGTATCGCCGTTGCCATCCGTACTCCCTACCTGGATTATCTGAATGGGGCCATCTGAAGGCCCAGAATGCTCGACCTTCTCGGTAAAGAGCTTCAGATGCTTACCCAACAACTCAAGTGAGCTCTTCTTGTCGGCTAACTTGAACTTCGTGCGCTTCACAAACTCGGCATCCTCGCCACGACCATCAACATAGGTCTCGGAGGTGATCTCTTGAATCGCTGCGGCTTGCTCCCGAGTAAGGTTGCTTAGATCAATGTAGGCATCCCCGCCAGAGATCCGTATGTAATCCAGCATGTTAGAGAATCCAAGCCCAGCAAGCTCCTCGAGTACCCGATACGAAGTAACCCCGAGGCTCTTTAATCTCTCCCCGAGCGCCTGGTCAATAGCAGCGGCAATATCAGGTTTTTGTAGGTTCTCCTGTCCGATGCGTCCCGCGGTTTTCTCGCTGTACCCGGCGCGAATCGCCGCCTGGGTCGCATTGAAATCCACCAGATACTCAGCAATAAATACCCGTTGCTTATTGGTTAAATCAGCCATGCCAACTCTCTAAAAACTGCGCTCTCGAGAAAGGATCAGAAACCGAGAGCGCAGTAGCTTAAATACCTAAATCCTTGATAAACATTATCAAGACCATAATGAACGTCAGAAGCGTAAGAAGACCACCAACGTAAGGCCCATACTCGCCCATATTGCCTCCTAAGTCAAAGTGCGGGCGCCCGGGGAAAGGGGGGATTGCAGACGCCCGCGAGGGAGCTCGTGGGTTCGGTCCCGTCCCGGATTCGTCCGGGAGGGCCACGAGCAAAGGCCCCGCCCCACTAGGGACAGAACCATACACACCAAAAGGCCCCGAAGATTTAAACCTCCAGAGCCTCTTTTCGCATAGTAACCAAATGCTACACCGACTGCAGTAGACTCGTCAAGTGCCACGAGGAAAGTTTAGACATGCAAATTCGCCCCATTGTTCAGAAGCCGCCCGATCGTAGGCACGAGCCGCATCGGCTTCGTTGGAGAATCTACCAAGGTTTTGATGCCTCCGATTGACTTTGATCTTTGCTAGCCACTGCCCCCTAGACTTATCCCACTGCACGCCTTTGTACCGCGACACACCACGAATCTTGCGCCGATTAGCATGGTTATTAGAACGAGAACACAAACGCAAATTCGCACGCTGGTTATCAAGTCCGTCATGATTGTGGTGATCTACATCTTGAGAACTATTCATTACCACGCCAAGAATCTCTCGGTGCATATAAACATTTCTGGGCAGTCCAACCATGCGTTCAACGCGCGATGCACTCCGAACAGCATAAACACGATCATTCGGAGCAACTAACGCCCACCACGACTGCTCAGACAACCGTTCGTAATCTTCGTCGTCAACAACTGTGACGTAGCCCTTGGTCAGGGGTATAGTTCGACTCACGCTGCACCGGCCCTTTCGGTGTAGAGCCCCGGCGTGTTGACGCACGGCATCGGGGCACTTTGTTTCTTCTATTTTACCATAAAGCCGATAGATATGCGGGTTATGCGGATTGCCTGCCGGTCACAATGTCCCACGCACGACGCTCCGAGTACCCGGTCATGTCAGCGGCAACTTTCACTGCATCGGTCTTTTTTTTGCCGTCGTCTCTAAGCCGGGCATACAGAGCGTAAAGCTCATCGTTACGCCTGTCGATTTCCTTTTCCTCTTGAGAGGTCATTCTGGCCGGCCACACTACATGCAACTCTTCGTGCTGCAAATCCTTCGCAAGCCACTCGATAGCAGCGTCGTGCCGTTCTAAGAATCGCCGGGGAGACACCAATGCTACTTTCGGAGGCTTCGAGGGTTTGGCCCTTTGCCGCTGCTTATTCTCCTTATCAAGCTTACGGACCCGATCCCTCAAGTCTTGCACTATCGAAAAATCTGCAGGATCTGACAAATACGGCTCGATAAGGGCGCTGTAGGCACTTGAGCCGGTAATATCGCGGTCACCAGGCATACAGTAACCGCAACTAGAGTGCTTGCCTACGGAGGCTTGCCGCTGCATCCTAGTCAGCGATCCCCACAGAGCGAGGAAGCTCTGCTCGAGTAGCTTGCGGTCGGTCTTATCGAACTCCGCCCCGGTGAAGATCATCCCGGCGGGACCGTAGGAACCTTTGGCGTCGAGGTTCAGCTCCGCATCCGTGGAAGCCGCGGCGCCGAAGGCAGAATGCCACGTCCTCCAATCTTTGAGAAGCTGTAGAACCTCCCGTTTCTTGGCCTCGGTACTCAAGCATTCCTCCCGTATCCTCGCGTATAAAACTCCCCAACGCATTTATCGGAACAGAACTGCCATCCTTCGGGAGGATCACGTTTGTAACGCCATCGTCCCTCTACTTCCACTTTTAACCATCTATTGTGAACATTCACTTCGGTCTTGCAGTTGTCGCAACGGATCAATTCCACCCCTGGCTACTCCTCTCTCAGCCGGACACGATCCACGCGACCACAATCGCCGTCACGCACACGATCACCAGGCCCACGAACCCAAAGTCGCAACACAGCCTTAATGTGGCCGTTTACTGTTAGCTCCCACGGAGCGAAGCTCGCTTTCTCTGCCTTCTCTAGCGACTCGTCTGCCAGGGCTAGGATGTCCTTGTCACTCACTCCGACCACCGATCTCCGCAAACTTTGCACTCGTAAACAGGCCAGTATTCGCCCTCGTCATATTCTGTATCGCCCGTTTTCTCCGCATTACATACGCAACAATGCTCTTTGTCGCTCACCTACTCCTCCTCTCTCGCTCGATCATTTACTAACCAAAAATCCCCACACCGAAAGCACTTAGCTATCCTGCGTGGCGCTCCCGATACACGTGGCCCGTAAACCGGATTAGGATGGTCACACGCCCGAAGCCTCCACCACCACCGGAGCAAACGTTCGCGTAAAGAAAGGTGGTTAAACACTGTCTTTCTCCTCTCTCATCCCGCAGCCTCCTCCGTCCACTCGCCCAACGCCTGGTCGTGGTCCGCTATCATCACCGCGACCCAGACGAGATCCCCGAGCTCTTCGCACACCCGCTCCAGGTCCCCGGACAGCACCGCCTCGTGGAACTCCTGAGCCTCTTCGTCTAGCTTGTCGAAGAGCTTTCTAAGCGGCTCGCGGCGCCAGTCGGGTTTACCGGTATTCCTCACGGCAGCTTTCTGGGCTTCGACGGCCGCGGCGCGGATCGCGTGGGCGCCTCTCACGAATCTGCCTCCAGGGCAGGCAGAGCAACTAGAGATAGCCGAGGATCAGCAAACGTAAAGACGGCAGTAACTCCTTGACCGAAATCCAAACGGCAGTAATCTTCTATACAGTCCGCTACCGTCAACTTCCCTCGCCAAAGCGTGCAGGGATGGTTAATATCAAGAACCTCATAGGTTGCACCCATCGTCATCGTAACTGGTTCGCTCACCCCATCGCCTCCCGAATCTCCCGGTCCTGCCGATCCATCTGCTGTACTTCTAGTTCTTCCAACAACTTACCGGCCTCTTTGTTCTGCTCCTTGTACATCTCCGTAAGATCAGCGAGGCTGTACAACTCTCCATAAATCATCACCTGTGACCTACTTCCCTCGGCCATCCCTAAGCTGTAAGCCGTCAGCAACAGTTCTTCTATCGCCTTCTTAAACTCCGCTTTGCCTTTCACCCCATCACCTCCCTTACTTCCATAGCCTCGTTCTCCCGCTTCTGCCTCCGCAACGCCACCACCGTCTCCAAGATCCGCTCCCTGTCCTTAGCTGAAATCCACATGCCCTCTATAGTCTTGCGGACGAACTCGAACTCCAAGCCACTAATAAACGCGAACTCCTCGGGGGTCATGTCCAGGTCCTCGAGCACGGCTTTCAGGCCGGGGACCGTGCCGGCGGGGCAGATGTGCGTACCGGTGCTCTTCTTATGTCTCACAATCACACGCTCGCCATTCTCGGATGCTTCCTCTTTAATGAACGGCAATAATGCCTCCTTGTAAAACTTCCACTGGCGGCCTACTCTCCAGGCGGGGATCTCTTCGTCCTGCGCCATTTTGCAGACCGCAGAATGGCTCAAGCCTAAAAGTTTGGCGGCCTCAGCCGCAGTCAGAACTTGGCCTTGCTCTGTCACGCGGCCACCTCCCGCACCTTTTCATAAGTATCGATAAACTTGTTAGCGGGCATCATGGTGTACGCCGGCTGGTGGACTTCTTCCGCAAAAGAGATGTTTCGGACGGTGCGAATATGAAAGCATCTCTCGCCCTTAAACTCAGAACTAATGGGCCCGCCGCCCGGTATCGGATAGCAAGCCACGTCGTACTCGATCTCTGGCCTCTCCCGATGCCTGTAGCGTATCCAGTTCGCTGTCATGCGCTCACCTCCGGTCGAAAGGTGCTCTCAATATCCTCCCAGTCCTCAGATCCACACTCAGGACACTCCACGGGCCTATCTGCAAAGAACCATCGGTTAATGATGTACGCGCCTCGCTCTCCCCAACCGGCTCCGCAGTCCTGACAATAGACCGTAACGGAGCCTCTAGGACTATCGCTCTCAAGAATCACTTCCTTCACGCCCCCACCACTTCCTGCTTGATCTCGAAGACCTGCCGCGCACATTGGATTTTCCCGGTTCGCACGAAAGCCATATCCTGCATAGCCCTCACAATCTGTACCTTATGGCGCCGGATGCCGGCAGCCAGCTCAGGAGTTAGGTTCTTGCGCGGCCTCGCCCACAGCTTCTCCTCGCCGTCCGAGTTGCAGCGCAGGCCGATGCCACGCTCCGAGAGTTCAACCAGTAGCTCATATATCTCCTGATCTTGGTATCGGGCCCGGAGTTCCGACCGGATGCCGGGGAGTTCTTCTTCACGTTGGCGGAAGGCTTCGGCTATCTCTTGCGCCACCGCGGCACCCCGATCAGGCTCCGGGGCCTCTTCTACCTCCGTATCCGGGCCACGTAGCGCGGCCAAAACCTCTCCCTTGGTCTTATTAGTATTAAACATTACCAATAACCTCCTATACTCGAAAGGTGACAGCAAAGGTGACAGACAACGTTTTTTACTGTCACCGCGTATTCCCGATAGGTATGGCGAATTCGTAGAAGCGGTGACAGCGGTGACAGCAATTTCCCTATTGTTTCCTGTTCTTGCCTTATTTGTCCTATACACCTATGACACTTTCTATTAATTACCTTTTTTTCTAAAATAGGTGTCACCGCTGTCACCATGACTAGAATTCCCAATAGATAAGCCAAAAGACCGGTGACAGAAATCCGCATTTGTCTATCACCCACTGTCACTGGCTGTCACCGCCTAAAGTGCTCTTGAGTCGCACGCCTTGCCACATACGATTCGTATTCGTGGGTTTGTAGACGAACCCAAGGCGCTGCCATTCCTCCTTCATCCGGCTCTTGCTGAGCGGCGTGTGGCCTGCATTCTTTGCCCAATCCCGGTACCGCTCGTACAGGTACCCGGAGGCGGTTTCATGCTCGGGGCCGACGAAGCATTCCTCGTCCACGAACTGCGCCGGTAGATCGTTGGAGAACTCCCATTCGGCAGTGGCACTACGCATCTTCTCCGGGAACTCGAAGCCCCCGCGCTCGCTGAGTCGGGTTAATCCCTCGAGGGCCCAGTTGAGGATGCCGGCGCCTTCGGTCTTGATCAATTCCTTGATCTGCGGATCGCGTTCACCCTTGAGAGCAGGAAACGGAAGGATATGAACCCGCCGGAAGATCCCGCCCTGTGCGCTGGCAATGCGCGGGGCTTCGTTCATTGCCCACATAATCTTTGCTATCGGGCGGTAACGTTCGGCGGCCTTATACTTCCGGTCGATGTTTAGCGGTTCGCCGGAAATCAGCGCGTCGATAACGTGCGTGCTCTTGAGGAAGGACGCGGGTTGCTCGGTGCTGGTGAGTAGCGTTTTCCCCGGGATGCCCTCCAGGGCAAACGATGAGTTTTCTATCTCGGCCAGTCCCAACGTGCCGGCACGAGGTCCGAGCATCGCCTGGAAGCCCTCTATAACCGTGCTCTTGCCGCTTCCTTGTGGCCCCTTCAGCCATAGGGCTGTTTCTAGGGATGTGTCCGTAGTCAGACAGTAGCCCGCAAACTCCTGTAGGAATAGCACCGCATCCGGCACCACCTGATTCAGCACGGCGAGGAACACGTCGGCCGTCGCTGTGGGTTCGTAATCGTAGGTTAAAGCCCCGGTCGCATAGTCCTCGGGGCTATGATCCCGTAGAATCCTTTTCTCTATTTCAAGCGTCCCGTTCTGACAAACTAGAATCCCCGGGTTCGCGTCCCATATATCGCGCTTCGTGTAAGTCGTGGCTCTGGCGAGCTTGAGGACGCTGCCCATCAAGTGCCCCGTAACCTTCACGCCCTCGTCACGAGAGCCCTCTAAAACGTCTATCACCTGGCTCTCGATAACCCCGTCGTCTTCACGCTCCCAAAACCCCGCCCGATAAGCCCACCAATCATCACCGGAGCGGACATGATGCGGGTAGCGTTCCATCCAGCGGTCCCGGAGCTCATCATGTCCGAGGCCCCCATCCGACTTGCTGGGCTTGGTCTTGATGCGGTCCTCCCACATCTGTCGAGCGGACTTTTCGCTCATGGCAGCGGCAACTTCTGGAATCGAGACCAGGCGAGATCCGTTTCCTGCTTGCGCTCCGCCTCGGGCTGTACGTGCTCGAGCTCGGGTAGGATCAGATACTTGAACAGCCGCCGGCGCTTGATCTCGCGCCTCTCCTTCTCCTTAGTCTCGCGGATCTTGGCTTGCCGGTCCTGCTTGCGATACCACGACTCCGGGCGCTCCGGCAGATCTACGTTGAAGCGGTCTCCGAGCCAGGCGCACGCCATAGCGGGAGGCATATCGTTGAACTTCGCGGCGAGGGTTATAACGTCCCCGCCTTCCATGCAGGCGAAGCAATGCCAGAGAGTTTCACCCGCGCTGAAGGCCCCTGAGGTGCCGCCGTTGTGACACAGAGGACACTCCCCTCGCCATCGTCCCCCGGTCCTGTGCCACTCGACGCCGAGCTCTGGCTGAAGTATCGGGATCGTGACGGCTTCCTTGACTAGATCAAAGCGGCGGCGCTGGAGGGCTGAAGTGGTATTAACAATTACCATCATGACATCTCCAACGGTAGGACTTCTTGAGCGAGGCGTTTGGCGGCTATCTCGCAATACTTCTCTTCTATCTCTATGCCTATGGCTTTACGGTTAAGGTTCTTGGCGGCGAGTAAAGTGGTTCCTACACCCATAAACGGATCCAATATGGTTTGGCCGGAGAGAGAGATGTTATTGAGCAGTGTTTGCCAAGTGCGCGGCGGCTTTGGGCATGGGTGGCCTAGCCGCGGAGGAGGTTCAACAAGGCGGTAAGAACACGGAACTCCCATGACTCGCTTTGATGCATTCTTGCCGTAATAGAGAATTGGCTGAGCATCAGTATTGCCAAAGGTTTGGAGGCCCACCGCTGCCGGCTGATAAAAAACACCAAAGCTTTGCGCCGCTGGATATAAATCTAGGCAACGATTGCCTGGCGTAAGGACAACCGCTGTGGCAGTCTTGCGCAAGGACTGAATAACTGGCACCACAACACCTTCGACGTACACGCGGTCGTCTATAAATCCACCGGCATAATCACCTTTGCCTCTCGCTACGCCACCACTACGGCCACCCTCAATGCCATAGGGCGGGTCGGTAAGCACAACGTCAACGGGCCCAATCTCAGAAAGTACCTCCCGACAATCCCCATGAAATATCGTACAAGAATCGTCCTGGTAGTAAGGCTTTGGCAAACTCATGCTACCTCCAAAGATTTTGCAACCTTGTTTCGATTCTGCCACCACCAGAGCTCTACCGCCGCCCTGGCCGCTTTTACGTCACCAGCATGGTCGTTGTAGAACCTCGCGTACCATTGGCCCGGAGCGTCCTTTTTGATCCTGACCACGATCCGCTTGTTGACCTCGTAACCGTGCTCACGGAGCAGGAGGGCATAGAGCGCCGTCTGTAAGCCGTACTCCCGGCACAGTTGCGCCGAAGTCTTATAGTCCACCACCGCATACGATTCGTCGTGTAAGCGGCAATAGAGATCAAGTGTCCCGCCGACTCTCTCCCGCTCACTAACTAGGCTCAATTCGGTTTTTATCGGCTTGGCAACATGGGCGGCGAGGAAGGATCGAATAGCAAGAGCGTAGAGTTCCAAGTCTGCCGGAACGTTCTCCGCTCCGGGCCGAGGCTCCCACGCGAGTCTATTTGCTAGCGCGTGAACTTGTGTCCCTATCAATGTGGCGGTATTACGTACTCGGTCGGCTTCTGTGCGTCCTACCTTGTGGCGCCATGCCTCGAGGTGCCTTTTCTCGATAATCTGAAGCACTTCCGTGACCGATGGGACGGCGAACCCCTGGCCCTGGTACAGCCGAGGCCCGCCGCCCGATTTGTGAAGCTTTACCAACGCTTAGACTTCGAGCTCCGCGAAATCTTCATCGTTGGCGGCCTGCGCTGCAGCCTTGGTGGCCTCCTCATCAGAGTTATCCGCTTGAGCCTCAGCAGCAGCCTTACTCCGGCCCTTTTTGTTCGTCTTGGGCCTCACCTTTTCTATTCCGTTGCGGTGAATACCGGCTTTATCATCGAAGTAGCTATCCACGTCCAGCATGGCCTCTAGGCCGACAAGTGGATCGGTGTCATAATCCCAATCGTCGCCTACGAGCTTCCAAAAGCCCTTTTGGTTAAAGCCGGAACGCTCCCCGGTGGCGAGGGAGGTATGGCACGCAACCTCTATAACCCCGGTAAAGTCCGTTTCATATTCCACGTCCGGGTCCAAGTCCTCTTCAGAGGCCAGAACCTCGAAAATCCAGGCCAGTTTTTCGGTTGGCCCGGTCTTGTATTCCTTCGTGTATTGCTTTACTTCCTTGAGCCTCCCGAGGTAACGCTCCTCGAGCAAGATCGGTTCCTGCTTTAGTTCACTATCGTTCATCTTCGGCATTCGTTCCTCTTTCTTCGTTCTTCGTTAGGCTGTCTGTCCGTGTGTCGAGCGTCTACATAGCAACCTCCTCCGGTATCGGACTTGGCACGGCCAACCACGAGGGACAATCAGGGTCCGGCGGTGGTGCAGGAAGTTCTCCGGTAAGGTGCTCGACCCGAACCCCGAGCAGTTCGGCTAGGGCGTCTGCAGTCTCGTCGCGCACGGCGGTCCCGCGGTACTCAGCGTTCCAGATTTCGGGGTACGGCACGTCGGTCTGTTTATGGATCATGCGTAGGCTCACGCTGCGCTCTTCGCGGATTCGCTTTAGTTCGGGTATTAGGATCATGTAGTGTCCTCCTTCTCGTCCACGAGCACCCATCCGTCTTCACAGTGGCGCCACTTTTGCCCTACGAGGTCCTCCATACTTCTAGGACGCTCCTCACGATCTATCGTGTAACCCATCTTCAACAGAAGCATCTCCCCCTCTGAAAGCGTGGTTTTTTGCGTCACGACTTCCTCCATTTCTTCGCCTGGGGGCAAGTCACGCTGCGCCCCTACGATTAAGTGTTTTCATACGTTCGTAGTACTGGTGCTGACGGGTTTCATACTCTGCGTCATGTGTTCCACCGTGTTTCTGACCTTGATAGTCGAGCCCCAGGAGCAATTTCTCGCGGACCCGTTGAACCCGACAGTAAGGCTCTATCGCGGTGAGAAACCTTGCAGCCTGTCGAGTAGAAATCACCCATGCCCAGGCATCCTTGCATTCGGACCGCGTGGTGCGTTCCTTGAAGTATCCACCCCACCACCGATGGAACGGCTCCAGCATATCTTTATCCGTACTCACGATCTGTACGATGAGCGCACCCCAGTTGCGATGCGTCCGCGAATTAATCCTTACCGAGCCTTCTCCCTCCATGATGCCAGCGCACCAAGCAAGATCCGTAGCTGGCAAGTCTGTGGGAGCAGGATGTAGAGGCGCGTGAGAAATCGGTTTGCCGTGCTTCCGCCACCTTTGGTAGTGCATCTGGCACCATCCACGCCCATAGGGGCGACGTTCACACCCCCATTCCTTGCACCTAGCGTTCTCGGAATATGCTTGCACCGTTCGCACGCGTTCGACCATCGTCATCCCTTCTTGCGCCACTCTCCGCTGTGCTGGCACGTAGCGAAATGTGAAACGTAGAGTGGGCTTGTACCGTGGAAGGGACTCCCTTCTCCGGGGTGCGTGTACACCGCCGTTAGAACAATCTCCTCACGCACCAACGGACCGCGCCCGTACACCGCATGCCGGCGCTCCTCGAGGCGGATATTGCCGTCCGCGACCGGCTCTGAGTCGACTGGTATAGGCTTCCCCTTTTCGGTCGTGGCCCAGATAATTTCTGCGTCACAGCATCGGCAGCGGGTGCTCATACGGCCTGCCACAGCATTCGTTGATAAGGTTCGCTCTTGTCTACTCGGGGGCGTGAAATGCTAGCCTCAGACCACGACCGTGCCTTTCGCTCTCCAATCACCCTCCAACCTGCCGCTCTAAGAGAGGAACCGCTTTCATCTGAACGCGTGTAGGTAATGAGCTTGCGATACCCAAGAGCCTTAGCAGCTCTCCAGGCCGCGCCGTAGAGCATTGAACATGCGTTCTTAGAACCGTCTGTACAGCACCTAGTAACTTCTGCCGTGTAGCCGTCATCGTAATGGCGAGCCACCGGACGGCCAACCATAATTACTCCTACGACCTCCGAACCGTTATTAAGAGCGCAGCCAAACAGCCAGCCTATCGGCGGATTGTGGTGCCGATGGTGCCTGTGGATATACTCGACAGCTTCAGCAAATCGGATCGGTTGGAGCTCCAGCGTGCCGGTCACAACCCCGGACCTCCCGTACTAGGCAGCTTCGGCGCCTCTGTAGTTGGCGTAGTTACCTGCTCAACCTCTACCTCGGCCACGCCGTCAACCCCGAGCACCTTTGCCGCTCCAGCAGAGAGGTCAAGATCGCGCCCGGGTGTAAAAGGGCCACGATCTGCCACCGTAACGGCGACCCCCCGGCCCTCATGCTTGACCAGTAGTCGAGTGCCGCAGGGAAGCGTTTTGTGGGCCGCTGTAAGACCGCTAGGGTCGTAGGGGGTGCCGGAGCAAGCTGTGGGGTTGCCTTTCAGC